TTCTGCTCGGCGGCGTTCTGTCGAAGGTGCTTCAAAGCGTCGTGGGGCGCGTCCTCGTGCTGCTCGGGCTGTCCGTGGCCACCTATACCGGCGTGGGTGTTGCGGTCGATCAACTGAAGCAGCAATTCGTCTCGTCGTATCAGTCCATGCCGGCGGTCATGCTCGACCTTCTCGGGCTGCTGAAAATCGATCAGGGAATGCTCATCATCTTCTCTGCTCTGGCGGGCCGGGTCGCCTTCGTAGCCGTCAACGGGGCCGTTTCTCGTCTCATTCAAGGGCGACCGGGCGCGTGATCTACTTGCACACTGGCCAGCCGGGGGCCGGCAAATCTCTTTACACGATCTGGCACGTCGCCGAGCGTGCCAAGAAAGAGCAGCGGCCGGTGTTCTACTCGGGCATTGCCGATTGCAAGGTCCCGGGCTGGACGGAGCTCGAGGATGCGACCGAGTGGGCGACGTGCGGGCAGGGCGCGATCATCGTGATCGACGAGGCGCAGCGCATATTCCGTCCGAGGCAAGGCACGTCAGCGGTGCCGGTATACGTTGCCGCGCTCGAAACCCACCGACACCGGGGTTTCGACATTTACGTTATTACGCAGCATCCGACACTGGTCGAGGCGAACGTTCGGCGGTTGGTGGGCACGCATCGTCACATCATGCGGGCCTTCGGCAGTCACGCGGCCATCGTGCACGAGTGGAACGAGGTCCGCACGGACTGCGACACCAAGCGGGACGGTTCGCTCTCCAGCACCTTCCGCTATCCGAAGGAAGCATTTCAGCTTTACAAGTCTGCGGAGGTGCACACGCATAAAGCGCGCGTGCCGATGCGCGTCTGGCTCGTCATCGCGTCGCCGTTCCTTCTGTTCGCCATCGGTTTCGGGATCTACAAGTGGATCGCTGTACGGACGGACGCAGACGCCGCTACCAAGACCGTCAGCAAATTGGCCGGCGCACCGGGCGCAGGAAAAGGCGCGGGCGCCGCAGGCGCCGCGCCTTCTCGGCGTGGGTCCGGCGTCGACTGGTACGCCGCCCGTGCTGCACGGGTCGCCGATCTTCCGCACACCGCACCGGTGTATGACGAAGTAACGGCGCCGCGCAGGGCGCCATACCCTGCCATGTGCATCGCAACCGCGGCGCGCTGCGTGTGTTACACGCAGGACGGCACGAAGCTCGGAACGTCAGCCGATACATGCCGACGGATTGCGGTTGATGGGTTCTTCAAGGATTGGGACGAGCGGACCGCGCAAGGCGTCGTGCCAGCTGCCGCCAGTCGGCCGACGAACGGTCGTTGACGTCGTTACGTAACGCGGTTATAGTTACGTAACGGTCACTTACGGCCGTTGCGGAGGAGCAGATGGCGATGACGAACGCGGAGCGGCAGGCAGCGTATCGGGCCAGGCGTAGCACACTGCGGGCTGATGAGATTAATGATCAGATTAGGGCCGCCGTGCTGCTGGGGCGGCAGACTGAGCGGTACGAACTGGAGTGGCCGACCGACTATCTCGCGATGGTGCCGGAGTTCGTTGAGGCAGAGCGGAGTGATGCGACGTTGCAGCTTTTACGGGCGTGGGTCGCTGAGGGTCGTCTGATCCCAGGACGCCAGCGCGGGGAGGCGACGTTAGCGGAAGCGCGCGAGCGTTGGCTGCGGGTCTACGCGTAACGGTCTGAATGTCGCAGGGGTATGGGGCGGACGTTCCGCCCCATATAGACCACAGAGGTTGCAGAGTGCGGGCCTTCTGATGCGTGGTTGTGTGGTCTGTGCCTGACGTGCTTCTGATTCGCGCGGCGTGCTCGTACCCGGTGCACCGAGCGGACCTCGCGCCTAAAGACCGCCTTTCGCTTCGCAGAATGTATAGAGTGTCGTCCCCATCCGTCAGGGTGTAGGGGTCTTTCGTCGGCGCCACCGGCAGCAAGCAGGGACGCCAGCACGGCACCAGCCACATGGGCACGCGGCCCCTTTTTTCGGGCGCGTTCTATCGCGTACTCGCCGACCAGCTTGACCGGATCGACCTGGGCGATCGTCGCAAGCTGCATCAGCTTCGGGGTCGGCATGGATTCGGCGCCGGCCTTCCAGCTATTCCACTTCTGCGGTGTCACGTCGAGGCGGCGCGCGATTTCGGCGTCCGTCAGGCCGCGCGTTCGTAGCTTTGACCTAGCGCCAACGAGGGAGTCAAGCATGGTTTGCTCCTAACCGGAAAAGCGTCTATGGTTCGGGTAGCCGAATCCTCGGCTATTACCGGGAGCGACCATGTTGAAAATCGAAGTCCCAGCCGACTCCGTGCGGCAGATTACAAGTAAAGACGGCAAGGCGTATACGCTTCAGAGTGGGTACGTCCACGTACTGTCCGCCGATGGCAAACCGCAGCCGCATCCGGTCCGGGCGGAATGGTTCGTCGGACGCAATGAACAGCCGGCCGGTGCCGGCGTCTATCTGCTCGCCCCTGCGTCGATCTACATTGACCGGTCCGGTCGCTTCGGGGTCGCTCCCAAGCTCGTTCCGGTGCCTGCCGGCAAGTAGGGGCGAGCACCATGCGTAGAGGTGCGGCGGCGCACGTGTCCGGTTCGGATCGTGCACCGTGGTTCATCGTGGCCGCGTTCGACGCTCAGGGCGTCGAGGTCGTGACCGAGTTGAAGAAAGGGACCGGCAGCGCTTACCGGCTGCGGAACGCTCTGCTGGCGGAAACCGGCATTGACTCCGTTACCGTGGAACGGTGTCCGGAGTCCTACGGGGGGCACGGCATGAGGGTGTTTACGGCTGTGCGTGCGCCTTCCGAGCGGCTGCCTGTCAAGCCGTGGGCGGTCGTCTGTACTTCGGCGCCGCTCGATGGCGAGACTGGGCTCCGCGGGGTCTGCGCTTTCTGGAGCGAATGGCGCGCTCGTATCGTCGCGGATTTCCTGGAGCGTCTTCTTTATGAGGATTTGGCGCACTGGCTGAGGGGACCGCGATGAGGCCGCCGCGCTACATCCCTACGACGGCGCACGGCTGGATCGTGCTTGCGTTCTCGCGTCTGCTCGCATGGCTGCGCCGGGGTGGGCGATGAGCGGCCCCGCATGTAATCACGGGGCTAAAGTCCGCTCGGAGGCGGAGCGGTTCGCTTCTGACCGTGTCCGCCCTGATTGGGTGCGGGTGACGTTCTCCGAGCAGAGCCTGGAAGATGTGGACGCGATGCTCTGCCGGGTGTTCGGGCGCTGCGGCGAGTTGCGCAACCTGGGCCGGGGGCTACTCGGCTTCGCCGAGTCGTTCGCGTTCGTCTCGTTCGGGGTGACCCTCGCGCGGTACGCCCGCGGCGGTGAGGCCATGCGCGGGCGCGCGATGGTCGAGATCAGCGGTGCTGCGTGCGAGTCGGTCGCCGCTTGGTCCGAGTTGATCATCTTCGCCGAGTCGACGGACGGCCGACTTACGCGGCTTGACTTGGCTCTGGATACGGAGCGCGTCACGGTCGATGGGGCGCGGTCGGCGTGGGAAGCCGGTGAGTTCTGCTCACGTGGGCGGCCACCTACGGCGCGGCTCGTCGATGATCTTGGATCGAATGCGGGGCGGACGTTGTACGTCGGTCGGCGCGGCAACGATCGCTTTCTGCGGTGCTACGAGAAGGGCAAGCAGTTGGGCGACGCTTTTTCGCGATGGGTGCGTGTCGAGGTCGAGTTGCTGGCGAAGACGACGGTGCTTCCGCTCGGGGCAATCGTCGATTGCGAGGCGTATTTCGCGGGCGCCTACCGGTGGCTGGCGTCGCTTGTCCAGGTGGGTGCTAGGCGGCCGGAGCGCGTGAGGCGGGCGGCCGCTGTCGTTCTGGGGCGCGCTCTGCAGATCGCGCGTCAGCAAGTCGGGGGTTTGATCGGCTACGTCACGGGGCAGGCGGGGTGGACTGCCGCGGAGGTCGTTCGCTTCCTGTGGCGACCGGCAAGCGGTCGCGTAGTCGGTGCTCTGCCTCCGGAGGGCTGGCAGTCGCTGTGTCGCTTCGCGTCCGTTGAGCCGGAGGCGGCGTAATGGCGACGTGTGTCGAGGTGGACGGTGCCGGCTTCGTGGTTGTCGTTGATCCCCAGCCTGCGACGTTCGAGGCGTGTACGTTGGTGCTTGTTAGCGGATCGGAACATGCGGCAAGTCCGCTGGTTCTGACCGTTGAAGAGGGGGGCTTGATTGGCGGCGCGATCATGCTCCTTTGGGGTGCGGCCTTCGGGCTTCGCATGCTTCGCCGAGCGCTCGACGTTGGATGAGGCACACCATGCGGAAAATCGCACTGGCGCTCCCTCTGGCCTTCTCGGCTCCGGTTTTCGCTGCGGCTCCGGCCGTTACGGAAACCGTGACCGAGATTGGCACGTACGCCGCTCCCGTGGCCGCCATCGGCCTCGCGGTGCTGGCCGTCGTGCTGGCGGTCAAGGGGATCAAGTGGTTCCGTCGTAGCCTGTAGTCGGGCTGCGGCATCCTCGGAGAATCGCCCGCCGCTCTATCACTCAAGGGCGGGCACCTTTCTTAGCTGGGGGTTTCGTGGGTCTGTGGGTCGCAATCGCCATTCTGGGTGCAGCGTGGATTATCTTCGCCGATTAGGGTTCGGCATTTTCCTTTGCGCGTGCGTCGTTCTGCTTGCGGCTCCGCGACTTGCGTCTGCGCAGTCGTATCAGTACACGCCGAAGGTCCTTGCTACGACGGGGGGTACTGCGAAACAAGCGCAAACGGAGGAGGCGCAGCTGCGGTCGATTGCCGTTGATGGAGGTTCGGAGTTACCTGGTCAAACGTACGGCAGCATGCAGAATGCCTGCCAGGCGGCCATCGCGTCGTACAACGGTCGTAACGGCACGAGTTGGGTTTTCCATGGGTTCACTGGTTGCAGCATCTGCAACACCTCGCCGTTCGCTGACCCTATCCATTGCCAAGGCTGCAATTGCACGGTTCTGGATAACGGCACCGGGCTTGCGTTGTCGGGCGTTGCGCAGGTGGCAAAGTGGGTATATCCCAGCGACGGGACGCGGACGGTTGCGTCGCCTGGTAGCTCACCGCCTACGCGGCAAACGTTTGCGTGCCCGGCGCAGACGGTCGAGGGCGCAGGCGGGCTTTGTTACTCGTATATTTGTCCGGAGGGCACCCCGCCTTGGGAATCGGACCCCGCGGACTCGACGCGGTGTCGTCGGCCTGACCGGGTGTGCCCCGCCGCCGGTCAGACGTTCAGCGGCGAAGCAGGCGCCGGGCCGCGACCGACCGGGTTCGCCGGCGGCGTCCCGGTCTTCTGCGCGGCGGACGGCTGCTCGTACAACGCGGCCGGCACGTTCCAGCCATTCGGACAGCCTGGCCAGCTGGTGGCTCCCTACACGTCGCGAGGGGAGGCGTGCGGCAACGGGTATCCGGCGCTTGGCGAGTCTGGACCTTCGCAGAGTGGCACGAACGAGCAAAGCAACTGCGGCCCCGGTCTGGTCAAGGGCACCATCAACGGGACGACCGTGTGCGTCAGGGCGGGCGCGGGCGTCTCGACGCAAACCACGTCGAGCAGTACGACGACGAACAACTCGGACGGTACCTCGACCGTTACGACCACGACCAAGACGTATACCACCACGACCGACGAGAATGGCAATCAGAGCACGCAGGTGGCCACCACCGTGTCGCGGCAGACGTTCAGCGGACCGAATGGCACCGGCACGCCGACGGGCACTGAGAACAGTGCCGGGACGGAAGAGGGCGGCTCATTCTGCGACGAGAATCCGGACCACCTGGATTGCAAGCCGCGTGTTTTTGGCGGTGCGTGCTCCGGGGAGTGGAATTGCGAGGGCGATGCCGTCGTCTGCGCGATTGCGAAAGAGCAGCACCGGCGTAACTGCAAGTTCTACGAGGCCGTCGCCGACACCAGCGAGAGCGCTACGCAGTCTGAAGGTGTCGAGGCGCTCAAGGGCGTTCCGGCCGACGGCATCATCGCCAAGACGGAAACGGCCGCGCAAGCATTCGGCACGGCGGAGCGGATCAACGCGGGGGCGTGTCCGTCGCCGTCGTCGTTCTCGACTCCATTGGGGAACGTGGTTATCGACTGGGGGCATGTCTGCACGGCTGCCGGCTGGTTCTCTTGGATCATCCTGGCCTCGTGCATCGCTGTGGGTTCACGCATCTTCATCGGGGGGATTGCCTGATGCCTGCGTTTCTCGTTCTGCTCGGCGGCGTTCTGTCGAAGGTGCTTCAAAGCGTCGTGGGGCGCGTCCTCGTGCTGCTCGGGCTGTCCGTGGCCACCTATACCGGCGTGGGTGTTGCGGTCGATCAACTGAAGCAGCAATT